ACTCAAATTGACGTTGAAATTTTCGATCTGGTTAAGAACATCAAACAATACGATTCTGAAATCGCCACTGGTAACCTTGTCAATACCGTTCTCATGGCTACTGCTAAGTTGCGCTTATCTGTACTTCGCACTGAGTCTAAGATTAAATTCCGCCCCAACTTGGAAGAAATGTCTACTAATGATTATGTTGAATTTCGTTATATTCATTACTCCAATCCTACTCTTCATTATTGCGTCTTATATATATCTCGCCTTGCAAGTTGTGCACCTGGTCTTCGTTACCTTGCACCTTTTACTCAAGAGTTGCTTCGGACCGCATTACCCGATACTTATTTTAACTTGTTTGCTCGGATCATTGAAATGCTTATTAATACTCTTGAAGCCATTCTTATACATGTACAAACAATTCTTGTGGATAATTACAAAACTAAGGAAGGTCCAGATACCGTTCTCATCTCTGTACATCGACCCACCATTGATCACGCGACTATCTCGCTGTATGGCTACTTGGAAGAAACTTATCGTACGTATCGCCTCCATTTGTCACATAAGCCGTGCCCATCAGAAAGATCTTTCTATTTCGCCCAAGCTGTCCTTCCCAAGATTATTAAACACCTCACGTCACGTGAATATTATTCATACACATCTAGCACCTTGGTACCATCAGCCACTGCCGTTATCTACTTATTCCTTAATTCAACTCATGGAGCTCTTCCATTCATGGATATTAGTAACCAATTGCAGGATCAAGACGATACTGTCAAGGAAATTAAATGTTTCCTTGTTAAAACATTAGCTGATGAAATAATAACTGCTATTAGAGCTTGGAAAACACCGAAATGCACCGCACCAGAAATAACTGAAGCGGTAGATAAAGTGATATTACCACTGATAGTTATCGGAATGGTAAAATTTAACTTAACTAAGTTTATATTATCCAAGCTGGATTTTCAAGAGACCTTGGAAGATTTATCCGGCGCAGACCTTATGTCTACGCCCTTCAAATAACCGATGTTCTAGGCCCTAAGGGTGGCACTCAATTCACTCCTACAAGGAAAACTGCGGTCCCATTTAAATGGGAAGGAGTTGATTATGCCAAAACACCCTATGGGCGACAATTAGTTCCCGGCGTGGTTCAAGGTTCAGTGCCTTGTGCCGACCCTAGGGACCCGGTGATGATTCAAGAATCATTTTCCTATCGGATAAATCCTTTGTTATCCAAGGTTCAAGACAACGTCTATGCAGAACTCTCATTATTTGTAAAAAACCATTTAAACACATTAACTATTCAAGATAATGACTTAAATATAAAAGTATTACCAAAAATAGAAGATGTAAGACAATTCACTATAGACTGGCTTAATTCAGTCAGCCATTATTCAAAAACAATGAAAAACCATCTACTACTATGTTTTGATAAAATTTATTATGACAACACATTTCATTTAGGACCAAAGAAGTTTATTTGTTCTACTTTTCCAAAAGCTGAGTTTTTTGAGGAACCAAAACGAGCGAGATTGATCAACTCGCGAAGTGATTACTTTAAAGTTGCCGTCGGGGCTTTTATCCAGGCAATTGAACACGAAATATATAAACTACACCACTTCGT